TATTTTATACTTTTCTTCTATAATATAATAAAGATCTATCAGGGAGCCACTACATTCTAACATTTCTTTTTCAACTTGTTCTCTATCACATTTAAAATATTTTGTGAATTCAACTGTTAAAGAACGTAATCTTTCAGTTTCATCCTTTTCAAAATCTTCCATTAAACGTTTTCTTCGTGCTCTAATAACTTGGGTTTTTTCTAGGTATTTGGCATAATCCATATCACATTCTTTTAATATGTCATTTAATTGATATTCAACCAAATACTGTTGAGCTTTATAACATGAATAATCAAAATCACCATTGAATATACGATCACGTAATGGTTGGCGATTATCAAGTGGTTTATTTTTAGGTTGGTAACTCCTCCACCATCTAAATTGGTTATAATTTATTTTTTGATATTGAGATAATTGCTTATCTACTTCTTTTCTTGACATAGGTATATCAAACATAAACTTTATTTTAAAACTATTAACAAGGGCAAACTACCCATAAAGCAAAGTATAATGTATAAAATACTGCTGCAATAAACAAAAAACCTGATACTGTATCTATTTCTGATTTGTACTTTTTAATAAATTTTTTCATAACTTTTATTTTTAAATTCCACTTTCCATTCTCTGAACATGCTCCTGGTGTAGGTATTCAGTATAAACTCTTAGGTTTAAATAATCACCTAATTTACTATAATCACCTATATAAGAGGTATCTTCTCTAATACTTTTATCATATGCAAAACAAAAATCATACTCCTCTTGTGTGAGGTATGTTTTTGTATTCATAATCTCTTCAAACCTAAAATATTCCTGTTCTGCAATGTAAAGACTTTCTGGACTCATCATATAACCTTGATTTTAATGCGTTGACTTAATTATCAACAGGGTAAATATACGAACTCTTATTCAGGTATCCAAATCTTTTATGGATTGATTGTAATCAAGAAAAAACCCAACTGCTACTATAATATTCATACCTACAGAAGCTCCAATTTCTATTAAATCATGAAAATTATGGATTGATAAATGGATGTGACCTACTACCCAAAATGGGATAGCTAAGTTTTGACTAATCCAAATTATAAGAAATTTAATAAATTTTTTCATTAATAAGTTTTAGTTAAATCTATATTTTCTAAATGAGATATTAAACCCTTTAGTTTTTTTATTTCTTTTAAAGCTTTATCTACTCTATTGGAACTTTTAGTTACGCCCCCAATGGATTTTTGTAGAAAATTTAACCTATCTTTTGCAATTTTTAATTCTGATTGGTCTATTTTACCATCTTTATTTAAATCTAATTCATTATAATGGTTACCATCATTGCCATTTTGGCCTATAATTTCCATTCTTTTTTCTGCTGCTTCCCACTTTTTTATCTTTTCAAGATTATCTAAATTTTTTTCAAATTCTTCCGGTGATTTTATCTCCTCAGCGTCTTTAACTTCAAATTCCATAGCGGCTTTAGTTAAAGCTTCATTAGGTAAAGGATAATCTTCTTCATCTAATTCTACTTTTTCTCCATATAAATTTTCTTTATATTTCCTTTTTGGGTAAGCTTGATCAAAAGCAAAATTTGCAGCTACAACTAAAGATATTGCTAAAGGATCAAATACAAATATTATAATAAGTAATAACCAATTTATGATTTTATCCATAGGAGTACCCGTCAAACCCGATAAATACTGCAGTGGTCCTAATTCTCCAGCTACCTCGTTATTATTATCTAATTCTAGCACTTGTAACTGAAATTTTTGGAGACTATCTGATGCTATTGTTCGTTTTTCTTGCGCCAATTTACGATTCTCCTCTTCAACGTTAATACGACTCTGCGCCATTCTAAGCTCAGTTGTGGAGATTGTTGTTCTAAAGCCTCCAGATACCGTGGTGTCTCGTACTTGGATGGACGAAGCTTTTGCATTAGATAAAGTACTAATATTATTAGATATTCTTTCAATTTCCGTATCATATCTTATTACATCATTTTGGTAAAAGTTTATTTTCTTTTGGATAAAACCTTTTTGATTTTCTACTGCTGATAATTTAGAGTATGTTTCTTGGTAAGCCGCACTTAAAAACCCGTAAATACCCATACTAGTAATTAATACTAATATAATAGTGGCAATAGATAAATAAGTTCGTAATGTTTTATTAATTGTATCCCAATACTGGTATAAAAGTGAAGCTGTTACTAATTTAGCAAATTCTAATGAACCCGCCATTATAATAACCTCTAAACTAGCCCCAGCAAAAAGTTTGCTTAAGCCACTAACTGAGTAGAAAGCGGCCGAAGCTGAAACTGACAGGGCAGAAAATCCGATTAGGAATGGAAACATTCCTTGTTTAATTTTTTTAAGCATGATTATAAATATAATAAAAAAGTAGGGAGAGGACAACTTATTTTCTAACGCCCTTGTGTTTATCAATACTATCTAATACTTGATTGACAATATCTGCTTTAATGAATCCAGCCATAGATGCATTTTTTATAGTACTTATTAATTGAAATATTACTAAAGGCATAAGCATAGTTTCGCTTAACCACCCAGCTCCAGGTATACTTTTTTCTATTACTAATATTAGGGTTAACATAATAACCCAAAAGATTAAGGTTCTTAAAATTTTAATCGCCTTATAAGTTTTAAACCCTTCTCTTTTAATCCCCGCTATTATCCCAAAAAAGCCATCGGCAAATACTAGGGTTGTTATGGCTAAATATTGTTCTGCATTGTGCATTGTAAGTTCTAAAAAGTAAGAACATATAAATCCTAGGGACATACTTGTAAAGGCTAAAAGGGTTTGTGTTGTTTTCATTTTAAATTATATCATTACTTTCTAATAAAGTATAGGTAAAAGAATTACCCCATATTTCTCTTGCTGATTGGCAAATATCTAAAAATTCATGCCAATCATCATTATCAGCTATTACTTGACAACCCGCAGACCATTTGTCTACTCTAGTAGATTTTTTTCCTGATCTTCCTGTTGCTCTATGTATATTAATTCCAAATAAGCCTTCATCTATATTTTCTTCTAGTAAATCATATTTACTATCTCTATTACTATCACGATAAACTTTAACTGGTTTCTTTTGTCCTAAAGCTAAATATTTACCAGCATGAAGTCTTAGTTTGTGTGAACCCCTATATTGACCTGGTTTAAGTATTGCTACTCCTTTATCATTCATTACATTTTCCACCCAGTGTGTTCCTGGATCTGTAGTGCATGGAAAGCAATGGAACTGCCATTCACCTTCTACCTTGTAAGATAAAGTCAAACAATCATCGAAAGCATTAGTAACTCTATTTTTGGTTTTTGAATTTCTGATGCCAATAATGTTAACATCATAATCTCCTCCTGTAAAGTATTTGTAGCCTTTGGCTTCCATTACTTCTTCTATCTGCTCCCTGGTGTAACAATTCATAATTTATTTATTTTAACGACCTCCGGTTACAATTATATTAATAGCAAGTATAATTAATGTAGATGCTAATAATTTCATTAATGGGTCTTTACTTACAATTTTTTCTACTTTATTTTCTTCTACGTTTAGAGTTGTTGGTTTAGAAGTAGAACAACTAGGTACTAGAAGTATTATACAAAATAATATTAATATTATATTTTTTTTCATTATTTTCTATTACCAAATATTTTTCCAATTTCAGCAATACCAAAGCTACCTAAGGTAATAAATAAAAAGGAATCATATATAAATTCATTGATTACTAAATCTTTACCAAAATATCCAGTTGTTAAATCTACAAGTGCAAAAATTGTCATAATTGCAAATGAAGCAAAACCAACTACAGTTTTTTCATTTATATCATTTTTATCGTTAAAAATGTCTTTAAAGGCCATCCATTTATTCTTTAATTTATTAAACATAAAATAACTTTTTGTGGAACGTTTTATTATAAATATTAAAACTGGTTAGATAATTTAGCTTCTGCTATGGCTTCTCTAACTTCTTCTAATGTAGCAGGAAAAAGTAAATCTAACCCTGCCTTAAATTTAAATACTATTTCCCCATCTACTATAATAAATAAAGTTGGAGCCATTCTTACTCTATACTTTTTCTTTGCTAATGGAGCTTTTGCAATATCTACACGATAATATTGAACATCTTTTAATTGTTCCCATTCTGCAAAACAATTTTTTTCATTAAATTTAGCCCAATATTCAACAACTTTAACTTCTACTTCATCATCTCCAAATGCATCTTTACCATTTATTACTTCTTCATAATTGGAATCATCTAACCAGTATTTGTCTGGGACTACTGATTGTGCGTTTGTTTGAATATTAAATAAGAGAAATAGAATAAATATTAAATTTTTCATTTTAATTGTTTTTAGATAACTCATACATACGTTCTTCTAGCTTATCAAATTTTTTTAAAAGCATTTCAACGTCTTCTTGAGTATCCATAATTGTTTGTCGAACTAACTCATCTTTTAAGTCATATTCTACTCTTTCAATAACTGGTTCAGGTTGTGTAGCTGCATAAGCTATATCTGCTTTTAATGTAAAATACATACCTGCTAAAGAAATGACAAATGCTATTATCATTCCTATTGTTTTTAAATCTAAGGTTACTTTAGTATCCTCTCCTATCTGCTGTGCCATCTTATTTAAATGTATAATTTATTCCGAAAGTTGTTTGGTATAATTCACTATCCCACATTTTAGAGTATTCTCCTTCGATAAATACTCCTAAATTTTTACTTATTTTTGTCCCTAAACTTAAACCCGCGGAATAGTCATCCCATTGTTCTAATTCTGCATCTTGTCTTAGGCCTCCTTTACCCCAATTATTTCTATTAAGATAACTAAATTCTTCTTCCCCAGCAACATATTTGTGATATGGTAAAATATAATTTGCGTATGCATGCAACCAAAAGTCTCTTTTGTAATGATAAAAATCTACTCCTACTATTGGGGCAACTTCCATCCATGGATCTAATAAATCCCAAGCTTTACCATTAAATTCATTCATTAAACTAGGTAGTACTGTTTCTCTAAAATCTAAATCAGAATGAGCTACTTGTACCCCATTTTCATCTACCCAACACCAATCTTGTGTAGTAACTTCTTCTCCAGTATTATAATCTGTACTTGTTTGAGTATAAAATATATCAGTATACCCGTTTTCATATCCTAATTGATACCATTGGTTAGTTGGAAATTCGTTCCCAAATTCATCTACTGATGTTTCGTTTAACCATATTTCTACTGGGTTATACCCATATGCTCTTTCATGCCCTCTTAATATAGCCCCCGCTGATACACTAAATTTTTTCCCAATTGGTAATCTACCTCTTACTTCAGCTGAGTTGTATTTTAAGTTAATTTTACCTACTTCTCTAGCTTGTATTTTTATAATATGATGTTTACCAGTATGTTTTAAGAAAAAATTATAATTAATAAAATTTTCTCCTCTCCATCTTTCTTTTTCAAAATGAAATTGATATTCTAATCCTGTAATAGCTGATGTAGGTGCTCCAAATACTAATTGTTCTTCGGTACCATCATAATAATTTCTTGGTTTTCTTTCGTAATCAAACCTTGCTAATTTTCTAATACCAAACCCATATCTGTAATCAAATGGAAATACTTCTGTATTATTTACTACATCTGGGATTGAGTAGATACTTCCATCAGGGTTAGTTCTTAAAAAATATGTTGGTTCAGCAGCTTCAATTGAATTTGAAATACTACCGGCACCATATACTGTTCCATATTTAAGGAAATCTTTATAAAATTCTTTAGTTGCTATTTTAAAAAATGAATCTTTTTCTTCCTCTTGGCTAAAAGAAGGGATTGTTAAAAATAGTGTAAATACTAATAATAGTAATTTTTTCATATAGTTTAATTTATTTA